CGATGAAGAGATAACTTGGAAATACACCCTTTATGAGATAAAATAATGGCTAGAAAAAAGACAGTAATAAAACGTGAGAAAGTAAAACCCCTAAAGAAGAAACGTAAACTTTCAGAAGAAGCAAAAGAGAAGTTAAGAGAAAGACTTGCTACAATGAGAGCTAAGAAGAAACCAGCAGATTATAAGAATGTTGCAAAGTCTGTTTTGGAACTTCCCGATGATGATAAATATTCTTTTAAGAATATTAAAGAGTGGATTAAACACTCAAAAGATTTAGTTTCAGAATATACCAAAACTGCTAGAAGTCGTGCAACTACTCCACAAGATAAACAGAAAGCATCTAATGCAGCTGATCACAAAAAAGTTTATATTAGAGAACTTGAGTTTTATTTGAAGTCTGGTGATTATATTAGTTATTTTTCTGGAAGAGATGAAACTAATAAAGTTAGTCCAAGATGTGTTGCGATGGCATATCACGCTGATGGAACTCCTAAGCGTTCTGTGGGTGTGTTTTATCCCGATATTAACATGGTTTGGACAAAAAATTTAGATGAGTCAGAGTTTGGATTAGATAGAGAACGTGTAAATTATGTTCCAAAGAAATCTGAAACAGTTGCCATGACTGACAAACAATTTGATTCAAGTATTTAAGAGGGGCCTGGGGTGCCGTCCCAGCGGTACGCCTCTCTTGACAAATAAATACTTCTATGATATAATAATACTTACAGATTAATGTGATGATTGGGGAAATCATAGGCATACGCTTTCTCTCCACATTTAGATGATAGATTGTAGTTCTTCAGCTAGATGTTTAACCTAGTATGCATCTCATACTATGAAAACTGATAACCAAAGTGTCCAATCATCACACAACTTATTAGGAACGTATGGAAAATGAATTATTAAAAAAACTTGTAGCAATAATTGCAAGATTTGATCAAGGAATAGTTGATGCGCCAGGAAATGTTGGAATTGATAAACCAGCAATCAGAGAGGCTAAATTAATTCTTAATTCTGATCATGATACTTCTTTCGTATATGATTTAAATCATAATAATGCAGCAGAAATTGTCGGCCAGTTTTCTCTTTTCAAAAAAGGAGAAGATGAGGTTGTTCATCCAATTCCTCTTTCAAGTTTTGTTCAGGGGGAAGGTAATATTGAAGGCATATCTGCAAAGGATATATTATTAAATTAACAGTATGGAATATGAAATTATTGATAATGTTTTAAATGAAAATGAATTTTTAAGTATAAAAAATATTTTGTTAAGTAACACATTTGATTGGTACTTTTCAAAAGTGCTCATTAATGATCTCATAGACTTTCCCATTCAAAACTTAGATGACCATGATATGGTTTTCTTTCACCTATTTTATCATGTACGTTTGCAAACTCCCACTACTAGTAGATATTTAAATGTTCTAGATCCTATTTTAAATTATCTAAATCCAGATGTATTGATAAGAGTAAAAGCAAATATGTATCCTAGAACGAATGAAATAGAACATCACGGAAAACATACTGATTATAAATTCAAACATAGAGGTGCTTTATTTTATATTAATACAAATGATGGTTTAACTATATTGGATGATGGTACAGAAGTTGAAAGTGTTGAAAATAGATTAATATTGTTTGATAGCAGTAAACCCCACAATAGTACAACTTGTACTAATACAACATGCAGAATAACTATTAACTTTAATTATATAAAGGATATATGACATTAAAAATTGATTTTGGTGAAGGTGACGGAAAAAAATATGCACCAGAGGAAACACCCAAAGCAGCTGGTGGTACAGAACTTGTACAAAAGTGGTTATTTGACAGACTAGATCCAGAACTTAGAGACTACTTTCAATTTGTTGCTTCTCGTAAAAGGAAATTAGAAGATAAACCAAGACTATTTTGGGTTCATGATCTTGCCCAAGATCCAGAAGTTGCATTTCTTAAAGAACATAAGAATATGTTAGACTTTGAAAAAATAATCTTTGTTAGTAATTGGCAACAGTATCAGTATGGAGTTTATCTTGGTGTTCCTTATGATCATGGTGTAGTTATTCAACACGCCATAGAACCTATTCCAGAACATGAAAAACCAGATGATAAAATTTCATGTGTGTATATGAGTACACCCCATCGTGGTTTAGAGATTTTACTTCAAGCTTGGAAACATCTTAAAGAAAATAACAAATCTGAAGAAGTTCAATCAGCAGAACTGAACATCTTTTCCAGTTTTAAAATATATGACAGGCCCCACATGGATGAGCAATATCGCCATGTATATAAACAGGCTCAAGACATGGATGGTGTTAATTATTATGGTACAGTATCTAATGATAAGATTAGAGAAGAACTTACCAAAAATCATATTATGGCATATCCATCGGTTTATATGGAAACTGCCTGTATTTCAGCTATTGAAGCAATGAGTGCAAAATGTATGGTGGTATGTCCCAATCTTGGTGCCCTTCCAGAGACTTGCTCAAACTTTGCTTGGATGTATGGATATGAACCTTCACCAGAGAAACACATCGCAGTTCATTCACATATTCTTGGAAAGGCCATTGAGTCTTATAGAAAAGATGAGACAAAAGTTTTGTTGAGTTTACAGAAAACATATTTTGACACTTTTTATAATTGGGATATGCGAATGAATCAATGGAATCAATTTCTTGAGTCGATCAAAATGAGAATAGAAATGGAGAAAAATGATACTACTTGATTATAGTCAAACGGTGATTGGTTCTTTTATGGCTATGGGCAGAGGTAAGCCTGTTGTGGAAGAAGACCTTTTAAGACATACGATACTCAATTCAATCAGAATGTTTCGTAATCAATTTACAAAAGATTTTGGAGAAATGGTTATTTGTTGTGATGGAAAAGATAATTGGAGAAAGAAAGTATTTCCAGAGTATAAAGCAAATCGTAGAAAAAATAGAGAAAATGATCCTACGGATTGGAAAACTCTTTTTGAATTGTTACATGAAATGAGAGATGATATCTCTAAATACTTTCCATATAAAGTAATGCACGTAGATGAGGCTGAGGCTGATGACATTATTGCTGTTATTGTCAGAGAATTGTCTGAAGAACCTACTTTGATACTTTCTAGTGACAAAGACTTTATTCAATTACAAAAGTATGATAATGTTAAACAATGGTCACCACTTCAGAAAAAGTTTGTAATGGGTGATCCTGTAGAATCTCTATATGATAAGACTATTAGGGGCGATACTGGCGATGGTGTTCCTAATATACTGTCATCTGATAATACTTTCATAACTGAAGGTAAGCGTCAAACTCCTGTAACCAAGAAGAAAATGGAACTATGGAGAGGTAAAAAGCCCGAAGATTACTGTAATGAAACTATGCTGAGAAACTACCATAGAAACAAAACAATGGTTGATTTGGGGGAAACTCCAAAATCAATTTGTATAAATATAATAAATCAATATCAGAGTCAAGAAGTTGGAGATAGAAGCCAACTTTTAAACTACTTTGTTGATAAAAGATTGAAAAACCTTATGGAAGTAATTGAAGAGTTTTAGTCATGGCAACCAGTTTACCGAGAGTTTTTAGTGAGATTGCAAAGGCATCTACTAAAAAACAAAAGAAAGAACTATTATTAAAATATGATTGTTTTGCGCTTCAACAGATTTTAAAAGCTGCATTCGATCCAAATATTAAGTTTCTCTTACCACCGGGCGCACCCCCAATAGCCAAATTCCAAGGAGATCTTGACGAACCGAATCCAACTTATCTACATTTTCATATTAGAAAGTTGTATTTGTTCGTAGAAGGTCAATCTCCCAAAAATTTGAGCAATATGAAAAGAGAAACAATATTTACAGAAATTTTAGAAGGTATACATCCTTCTGAAGTAGAACTTCTTCTGCAAGTGAAGGATAAAAAAATAAAATGTAGAGGATTAACCTTTAACCTAATAAAAGAAACATTTCCTAATTTATTACCATGAATATAAAAAGTTTAGAAGAGAGAATAGTCAATTTAACCAAAGTTACTGCAGATGGTAAAGAAACAACTGTAGAAGCTGAATTACGGCAATTGAAAATGCGAGGCGGAATTCCGTCAAAATGTACGGTAGTTCTTGCTAAGGAAAATAATTTTCAATTTAGTATGGATTGGGATGCTACTATGTCTAAATTCTCCCATAAATTGGGTGGATACACATGGTACTCTGACTTTGATTACTCCCTATATTCCCCTGAACTATGGGAAACTGGCAACATCGCCAGAGCACCTCGCCGTGGCCGAAACTCTCCTATTTAAGTTTAAGTAAGTGGCTATACTTCTTAAATTAACTCTACCAAAAGAGGAAAATGAAAATACTTATTTCATTTGTGGGGCTTATTACGTTATGGGCTTCCACACTTAACTCAGGGATTACATCTAAATACTGGATTCATCCATCAACTGACAAACAGGCAACAATAAAGGTTTTATCACCAAAAATTACAGATAATAAACCAGAAGTTGTATTAAATATGGTTGATCCTAAAGAATTAGAATGTATGTCAAAAAATATATATTTTGAAGCAGCAATAGAATCTACTGCGGGTAAAGTGGCAGTGGCACAAGTTACTATGAATCGTGTGAGATCTGTACATTATCCAAATACTGTTTGTGGAGTAATTACTCAAGGGAAACATTATGCATCTGGACATCCAGTAAGAGATAGATGCCAATTTTCGTGGTATTGTGACGGCAAACATGATGAACCACACAAAGGTTCAATGTGGAAAGAGTCACAGGAAGTTGCTAAATATGTTTTAACAACTCTTGACCTAATGGATATAACGGATGGAGCAACGCACTATCATGCAGACTATATTGCTAGTCCAAGATGGGCACATCCAAGTCGTAAAACAGTAGAGATTGATACACATATTTTTTTCAATAATGGGAAAAAAAAGGCAAGAAAGATTTGACAAACTTTTGATAAAAGAGTGAGGAAAGTCTTCCTCACTCTAACTCTTTAATTAAAAATTAATTATGAATATATTTTTCCTTGATAAACGCCCAGACGATGCTGCAGAAATGCATTGTGATAAACATTGTGTGAAGATGATACTGGAATATGCCCAGATGTTATCTACTGCTCATAGAGTACTTGATAAAGATGATGTCCATCCAAACCTATACAAAATTGCACATAAAAACCATCCCAGCACAATTTGGACTCGTTCTTCTAAACAACATTATGATTGGTTGTTTAGATTGTTTAGAATGTTGAGTGCAGAATACACTTTACGATATAGTAATGGTGAATTCAAGGTTCACAAGACATGGAATAAACTTGGAAAGATTCTTGAGACTGCACCTAAGAACATTGAAGATAATGGTTGGATTGATCCACCTCAATGTATGCCAGACCATTGTAAGAATGATGATGTGGTTAGGGCTTATCGTAACTACTACATATTAGAGAAGAATAATTTTGCTAAGTGGAAAACTAGTAAAACACCAGAATGGTACACGAAAGGGATAATCCATGCCAACGTATGATTATAAATGTGAAAAATGTGGTAATGAATTTGAAGAATTTTTACCTATGGCTAAAAGGACTGAACCTACAGAAACACCATGTCCAGAAATAAATTGTGATGGAAAGGTTAATCAATTTCCTGGCAGTAGTCCAACTGCTTTTGCTTATGATAATATTTCATCGCCGGGGCATACTAAGAAACCTCCTAGTTGGATGACCGATAAGCTAAAAGAGATAAAGAAAAATCAACCAAAGAGTACAATGGGGTGGCACCATTGAGATATTTATTAATTGGAATACTTTTATTATGGTCTACTATATTGAGTGCTCATCCAGACGGAATGAAGCCTTATTGGTATCCTTCTGCATATCTCTATGGATTTGTTAAAGGATGTTGGGAATCAGTAGAACAAAATCAAACATTAGCAGAAGGTATGTGGCCAGATGATATTAGGCAGGTTTGTGGATGTACTATTGATGCATTAAGACATTCAATGCCATATCATGAGGTTGAAAGTAAGACTCCTGAGTTGATCGCAAAATTTGATATGATTACAAGAGGTGTATTACCTCAATGTATATTGGAAACTGAATTAGCAATCAAGTTAAGAAAAGGTGAAAAATAAATGTGAAAAATTTTAATCATGTAGGTAGTGAATTACAAGACTTACAAACTGAAAATTTAAATGGGAAGAGACATTATGTTACACCCGATGGGAATAAGTATATATCAATCACCTCACTTTTATCAAACCTCTCCAAAGCTGATATACAGAAGTGGAGAGAGCGTGTTGGAGAAGCAGAGGCTAACAAAATATCAACTAAAGCCTCTCGACAAGGCACCCGCGTACATTCTATCTGTGAATCCTATATCAAAAACGAGTATGGATACCTAGATGGTGGAATGCCCAACGAGATTGATATGTTTTCATCTATTCAACCTTTATTAGATAGAATAGACAACATACACGTTGTAGAAGGTGCAGTATATTCTGATGAGTTACAGTTAGCTGGTAGAACAGATTTGATTGCAGAGTTTGATGGAAACTTGTCAGTCATTGATTATAAAACTTCTCGTAAAATAAAAAATTGGGAGATGTGTCATTCTTACTTTATGCAAGGAGCCTTTTATGCTTATGCATATGAAGAAAGAACTGGAATTCCAGTACACAATATTGTAATCATTATGGCAGTAGAGAATGAGAACCCTCTATTGTTTAGAGAGATTAAAAATCGCTGGATTGAGCCTTTGAATCAAGTGAGACATAAATATATGTAATAGATTTTGTTTGATGACCTGAAAGGGTATCTTATAAGACATCGGTGCAATTCCGATCAGCTCCACCAAAGGATCATATGGAGAAAGCAGGAATAATACTTGTGATTTCTTTGTTATTATGGTGTGCAATAATATACGGAGTAGTATATTTTGGATTCTTGTGATTCGTTGATGGGGCTGCAATAGAGTTCGATTATGAGAGAGAGTATCAGAGAGAACAAATAAGGGTGATGACCTTCATCGAAACCATAATCGCAAATAATTCCGATTATACTGCCTACTCTTATGCACTTGCTGCGTAAGAAATAGCCGAGTTAGGACTTTAGTTCGGGGGCCAGTCACTTGGGAACAGAAGAACTGGCCACTACACCTAGAAAGGAAATATGTCAAAAGGTCTTCAAAATGAATCAACTTCAAATAATAGAACAAATGTTTCTAGAAGTAGGTTTGAACAGAATGTAGTACGATATGATACTCCGCCATGGTATTTGAAGCCAGATAGACATGAAGCAGAAACAGGAGATGCCTTTAAATTTTTTAATGTACCTTATGGTGGGGGAGTGTGTAAAGTTTCATGGCCTGAGGGCCCCAAAGGCAAATTAGAATTTGAATGGAGCTGATATGGCAGAATATACATTAGAAGAACCTTGTGAATTTGTTTATAGAGTCGAAGCAGTAACAAAGATAATAGACGGAGACACTATTGATTGTGTCTTTGATTTGGGATTTGATGTTATGGGAAAATTTCGTGTAAGACTTTTAGGAATTGATACACCAGAATCAAGAACAAGACATAAGAATGAAAAGGTGTATGGATTACTCAGTAAGGCCGCACTCAAGTCATGGGTACATTGGGCAACTATGTCCGATAGAGATGATATTGATATTGAAATCAGATGTCCAGAAGCAGACAGTCGTGGAAAGTTTGGTAGAATTTTAGGTGAGGTTTGGGTGAACTGTAATGCCGAAGGTGAACATGGTGGATGGACAAATGTAAATAAATGGTTATGTGAGAATGGTCATGCAGTTGGTTATACAGGACAGAACAAAGATGATGTTAAGGATGAACATTGGAAGAATAGAGAATATCTTGCAGAACATGGAAAGCAAGAACTATTACAATGGGATAACAACTAATGGCAAAAATTCAAATACCTAAATTTAAAGATCTAAAAAAAGCAAGACAGAATGATAAAAAAGTAAATACAGCTGTCGAAATGATTAACGCCTCTGAAGAGGCCTTGTGGGGGAAAGATCCTGTGGAAGCTTTAAAATTTGAAAGAATAGAAACCAGAAAGAAGATGAACTGGATTGCCAGATTTACTCTTTCTTTAATTACAGCTGGGACATTTTTAATATTATTATATCTGTTATTTTTTTCAGATCTAAAAGATGGCCATCGCGATCTAATTAATATTTTAGTTGGGGCCTATGTTGGTGTGCTAGCTAAATCAACCGATTATTGGTTCAAAGATAAAGATGATGCTGAAGATAAAGAGTCTCAGCAACTTCATGATAAAAAACCAGAACCAAAGGGAGAAGAACAATATGTCTGATTTTAATGATTTTGGTTTTAGTACAGTTAGTACGGATGAATATGAGGCACAACAAACTAAGACAGTAGATACGGCTAAAGAGGTAGTCTCTACAGCTACTGCTAGTATGAAGCCTGAATTAGAAAAGATTGAATCAAAAATTGCAAGTTTGACTGATAGTATGAGAGTTATGAGTGATGAAATGACTGATCGAAAAGAAGAACTTAATGATAAATGGAGTGCAAAAATGAATGAGGTTGAAGATTTAATTCTTCCACTTCTTCAGAATCTTGCTAAAGATGGTGATCAGAGAGAGTGGATTAAGTGGCCAAACAGAACTGATATTTTAAACAAACAAATAGATGCAATAAAAGTAGTTACAAGAGGGGATTTTTGATTGATATCTTTTACTGAAAAAGCTGCTATTAAAGTATTGAGTATAATGGATGAACAGAAAGTAAATGATGATACAAGAGTACGAGTTGGTGTTAAGGGGGGTGGCTGTTCTGGATTTACTTATACAGTAGATTTTGATAGTAGAAAGAGTAAGTTTGATTTAGAGTTTGAATCCTTTGGACTTAATGTATTAGTAGATAAAAAAAGTCATTTATATATTAAGGGTACAGAAATTGATTGGTCAAATGACTTAAATGATCGTGGATTAAAATT